CTGAAGTTGAGAACGTGATGTTCGGCGAGGACGCCGTCGTCAGCCATAAGCTCAAGACATTCTCCACGCCCTCTGAGTTCACTGAGTTCTCTATTCGAATCCCAGTTGGCGGGGATGTCCAACGTTTCAGCTTCGATGGTCGCCGCTACCTGCGTGCGCCCTACAACACGCCAGCTCGGCGGTTGCTCCTGAAGTGTGCCCGGCAGACTGAGAAGTCTACGATGCTGGGCAACAAGGCCATCGCCTACTGCGGCATCAACTACGGCTTCAAGGTGCTGTATGTCAGCGCCACTGCTACCCAGGCGACGGTCTTCTCAGTTGACCGGTTGAAGGAACCCATCGATATCAGCCCCGAGCTCTCGTACCTCATTGACTCCGGGCTCAGTCAGAACGTGCTGTTCAAGCAGTTCAAGAACCGGTCTCAGGTCCGTATCAGGTACGCGTTCCTCAACGCTGACCGAACGCGCGGTATCCCAGCGGACATGATCCTGATTGATGAGATTCAGGACATCATCTTCGCCAACGTGCCGGTCATCGAGCAGTGCGCGTCTCACTCACCCTGGAAGATTTTCTGTTACTCGGGCACGCCGAAGTCGATGGACAACACCATCGAGACCTACTGGTCGGAGTTCTCTACGCAGAACGAGTGGCTGGTTCCGTGCGAGGCCTGCGGGGGGTCGAAACCCGAGACGTGGTATTGGAACGTGCTTGGTGCGCGCAACATCGGGAAGAGGGGCCCCGTTTGTTCGAAGTGTAAGCGGGCCATCAACCCAGCGCACCCCCTGGCTCAGTGGGCCGCCGGTCAACCTGTCACCGAAGACAATTCCCACCGCGTAGCGTTTGAGGGTTATCGGGTCAACCAGCTGATGGTTCCCTGGATCATCAATGACCCTGACGGCTGGCACGACAGTGTGCTGTTCCCACTCGAGAACTACGAGACCGCCAAGTTCAACAACGAGGTTCTCGGCCTGTCCTTCGATAGCGGCCAGCGCCCTCTGACGAAGAAGCAGGTGGAGGTGTGTTGCCAGGACACCATCCGTATGTACGAGATGGACGCCGTCCTGGAGAACGCCAAGAAATGTTACGGCGGTGTGGCGGCCGGGCTCGACCACGGGACTGGGGAGAACGAGTCTTACTCCGTCCTCTCTCTGGGTGGTTACATGGGCGGGCAGTTCCAGATCTTCTACATCCACCGGTTCACGGGTGAGGATCTCAACCCACAGCTTCAGCTTCAGAAGATCGCGGCGTTGCTCAACCAGGTGAACTTCGTTGTCCTGGGCTCTGACTACGGTGGCGGCTTTGACCGCAACGATTGGCTGATGCGTAACTTCGGGGCCAACAAGGTCATGAAGTATCAGTACGCCTCGGCGCCCAAGAAGAAGGTGAGTTGGGAGCCGAACCTGGGGCGCTTCATGCTCCACCGCACAGAGGTCATGGCTGATGTCTTCAACGCTATCCGAGCTCAGAAGATCTGGTTCCCTAAGAACGAGGAGTTCCGAACGCCCTACGGTAGCGACATGCTCAATATATTCTCGGAGTTCAATCACCAGATTCACATGACCCAGTACAAGCTCAGCCCCGGCAAGAGTGACGACTCGTTCCACTCCATCCTCTACTGCTTCCTCGCTTCGATGTTCATCAAGGCCCGACCAGACATCCTGGTACCGACCAGTGCCGACCATGTCGACTTCACCAATGACTAGCTAAGGAAGAAGCGCCCGACGGATGTCGGGGCTCCTATCTTCTAGGTGGGGACAGCGCGAGCTCCAGTGCCGTCATGAGAAGATCATCCATCGCGTAGGAGCAAAGCTCCTGAATGCGGTGGTCGATGTTCTTCCCCTCGAGGTGCTGGTGCAGGCGGTACACGGAGGCGATGGCGCGCCGGAACGGTTGATTGAGTACGAGCTTCTCGTGAAACTCATCCCCATTCATCGTTCCGACGACCATCTCCCCGTCGACGGTGCGTACTGAAATGTGATCACCGTCATGGCTGGTACAGTTGAGATCCTCCACATTTGACTCCTTACGGTCGAAGATACGACCGTCGAGCGCCTGGAGGTGGCGCGATTACGCCTTTGGCTGGAGGGCGGTGATCTGCGCCAGTATCGCCTGATTGAACTGCTGCTGCTGTTCAGCTGCGGCGTTGAAGTGCCCAGTGACCTCGTCCAACGAGGTAGCCATCACGTCCTGGATGGCTGACGACATCTCGGCGGGCATGTTGTCGAGCTGCATCGCGGCTTTGGCCAGGAGGGCCTTGGCCTCGGCTCCGTTGCTCCGCGGAGCGGCGGCCAGACGGGCCTTCTTTTCCTTCTCGACTTCTGCCTCACCGGCAGCGATGGCCTTGACGATGGCTTCGTCGATGGCCACGTCTGCGTATCGAGCCGCCTCTGCGCGTGCTTCGTGCATTCGGGATGCGGCGTATGCGGCGGTCCCCCCGCCAAGCGCCACACCTACGGTGCCGCCGATGATGTACGTTGGAACAGGCGGTGTCCCGAACGCCTGAGCTACGATGTACCCTCCGCCGACGCCCGCTACGCCACCGAGAACGGCGCCGGCTGCGACGAGTCCGGCTTCACTTTTCGAGCTTTCCCATGCGGTAGTTGAGTGACGCTTGTTCTGGTTTTCTTCCGACATCTTCTCTCTCCTTTGGGGTTGCAACCCGTGGTCAGCAAAAAGCTAACCAGCTAGAAACTAAACCCCTTATATCGAGAAGATGTGTGTTTTTGCAGGGTTACAGTAGCTTTACGGTCGCTCGGGGTAGGGTGGTTGTGATGAGCTGTTTGGCGAGTGTGTCAAAGTCATCAATATCGGCGGACGCCATTTTAGCGAGGAGCTCTCGACTAGGCCCGAGCTGGGCTTTGTGCTCGATAAATAACACACCTATCGTTTGGAGATTCTTCCTACCTTGGTACAGCAGATCCCGTACTCGCTGCATTTCCAGGTTGGTGTCGAGGTCCTCCGACAGACCGACGAACTTAGTGAGCTTCAAGCAGAGTCGGTAGAAGGGCATCCATGAGCTGTCGAGTTGTAGCAGGTCATTGAGGCGCTCGACCTCCACCTCAGTGATGCGGAGAAAATACTCACCGAAGACGACGAGTTGGTCTACCGTCCAGTAGTCTTCTCCTAGCGCGTCCACCACCACACCGTAGAGGTTGTGGATCTCTGGGTCGTCCATTGGGGAGAATCGTGAGCCAGCGAGGCCGTTGATCTCGTACAGCATGTTGACCGCGCCCTCGAGCTTGGCGATTTTGCGTTCTGCGAACAGCAGTCTTCGAATGAGCTCTCCCGGTCGAAGCTCACCGACGAGCTGCAAGCGGTAGACTTCCTCGATATCCTCTCTTCGGACAGAGGCAACATCCCCCTCGAGTTTTCGGCGCACAAGACCCTGATCGCAGAGCTCGTGGACCTTGCTCTCCTCACAGTCAAGGATCTTGGATGCTTTGGATATTGGTACGTAAATAGGGTCGCTTCCCATCAGATCACCCGTATGCTAACTTGATACTAGCAGAAGTGTAGCCGAACTCTTGGTAAGGAGGTCGGCCATGGGGAACAAGCAAATGCTGGGAACGGAGTCTTACACGGTGTCGGATCGTTCCTCAAGGGGAGTTGATCCGGAACGTCTTCGGTTGCTTGGCAAAACTGCGAGTGCCAAATATGTTGAGGGTGGAGTTGACCTCACCGACGCAGTCGTGTCAGTTCTTCGTGATGAAAGCGGACTCAACCCGGATCATGTTCGGAGGGTGGCTGAGTTTGCAAACAACTACGCGTTCGAGCAGGAGTTCACGAAAAGCGCAGCGGACCATCGAGTGATTGATTTTTCTGGTGGTCCGGCCGATGGCGCTAGGGTACTTCAGGAACTCCGTTCGGGATCGGATAGTGGTATGGCTATCACCAAGACGGCCGGGGCACGGCTCCATGCCTCGGAGCGCTTTCTTCCTGGGGCGGATGGTGCCCGCGCACGCAACAGGGGTATGACGAAGACTGCCGCTGCGACGCAGCCGGACTACCCCCACCTCAACCCTTATCGTGAGCTCTTTGAGTTGCGCGATATGGTGAAGACTGCTCGAGACCAGATGCACGCCAGGCTGATGACGAATCAGGTTGTGTACGACGAAGCTGCGGACGCGATGTGCAAGGTAGCTCGTGAGCTTATCCTCGAGGGACACTCCCCAGCCGAGGTGGCGCGCATCTACACCGATCGGTCGCCGCACCACAACCTCACCAAGTTGGCTCTCAAAACTGTCAGCCGGCAAGTGGGGGACGTACCAGCTGTGGTGATGACCAAGCAGGCCTCGGCCAACCAGGTTATCAACCCGGCGCATCCCGTCTGTACGACCTTCGATCACTTCGCCAAGGTCGCTACCGGACTGTTCGCTACCCTCGCTGCATCCGAGAGTCTCGATGAGCGGTTCGAGCACGTCAACAATCAGGTCAAGTCGGTAATCCAGTGACGACACGAAGAGAGCTCCAGGTCGCCGCGTTCCTGGTTCGTCTCGAGAAGGTGGCGGCCCTTGGTGCCATCAGTGGTGGTATTGTGGGGGCGGGCAAGGCCGCGACCAAGGTGATGGGTGAGACCACTTCAGCCGTTGGCCAGGCCGCTCGCGGTGTCATAGGCAAAGGCCTTATTCGAACTCCGCTTGGTTACGCGGCCCACGGGGCGGCTAAGGTGGCGCCCTATGCTGCCGCTGGTTACGTCGCGAATGATGCGCTTGGCAACCCCATAGGCAAGCAGGTACAGTTGCAGAAGTCGCGTCTCCGAGCTCGGGCCGCGCAACATCGAGCCACCTATAACCCAAGAACAGGAGTCATGTACTGATGAACCCTGTAGAGACATTCCTCGCAGAAGAAACACCCCCGACCACGGAAAAGACGGCCGAGGTCAACTGGAAAAGTCACGCGGTGCAGGCGGGTTTCGGCGTTGCTGCGCCTCTCGCCATTATGGCGGCCCACGAAGGTTACCAGGAGATCAAGAGCCTGGTGGGTCGCTCTCGTGGGTTCAAGCGGATGATGGACCACAATCCGCAGTTGAAGAAACTGCCAGCTACCAAGACGAGGGCGATGTTCAACACGCTGCACAACGCCGCACCAGATCTCGCAAGAGACCCGGTAGTCGCAAGTTCCTTCGTCAACCGTATGGCCCTTCAGGATGACTATGTCGATCCGCGCACATTGGCCGATCTCGGCAGCGCCCAGCAGAAGGTCCAACGACCAGGTTTGGACTTCCCGATCGCGCAGTTCACGGCGGGCATGATGACGAATGCTGGTGACCCTGCCCATAAGCAACTGGACCGCCAGGCCCGCTCTGCTGATAGTGCGGCGACACTCGGACTGAATCGCGAGAAGTTCAAGTACGATCAGGAGCAAGATAAGATCAAGAATCTCATCGCTGACCGTAAGGAGACCCGTGAAAACGCGAAGGGTGCCATGGGGTTCGCTGAGCATCTGAACAGGACCTGAACAGGCAGCTCACATGATTATCAAACAGTGTCAGTTCGCCGGGCGAGACACGAACGGTGAGTACATCCAGCTCTTGCGGGCTGGGTACGATAATGGTGGCTTGATCAAGGAAGCCGCTGCTGTCGCCGCCCCACCGCAGCTTGGTGTTGTTCAACGGTTCATGAAGAGGTTGCCCCGAACCAACGGTAAGCTCTACACACTGATCAGCGCCCTCGGGGCTGGTGAGTACTGGGGCTCTAACTCCAACGCCGACGAGTTTCCAGAGGAGCCACTGCTCCACGTACCACCAGGTTGGAACGACCTACCTCACGAGCAGCAGATCATCGTAGGTAGGAAGTGGCAGTGGGGCTACCCCACCTTCTACAACGCTCACGCCTTCGCTCACCACCAGAACAAGGATCCGAACAGGGCTTTCGGCAACATCGAGTACGTGATGTGGGACTCGCACATGAAGCGGGTTCTCCTCATTGTGTCCTTCGACCACGCTCGAGCGGCCAAGTTCGGTTCAACGGGTGTGATCGACCGGGTGGAGAACGGTGAGTTCCCTTCGGTCAGCATGGGTTGCCGTGTTCCCTACGACGTTTGCTCATACTGCGCAGATTGGTCGAGGATCACACTCAACCCATCAGCGGACATCGCCGAGCACAGGCGTCGACCTATTACGGGTCTGAGTACTGAGACGGGTGACTACTGTCACCACCTGAAGAACGAGCTCAACAAGATCTACCCTGACGGCAAAAAGGTCATGATGAAGAACATGCACCCCAGGTTTTTCGACCTGTCGGTGGTGTTCATCGGGGCAGATAAGACCTCGTTCGTCCTGGCCAAGCTCGCTGGCGAGTGCCCTATCCAGCCGGGCACCAGGGCCTGCGGCAACTGTCACCACACGGACTGTGTGCCCTCGGCTCACGTTGCTGAGGTGTGGGGTCGAGGGGTGGAGAAGATGGCATCAGCGGGTGGGGTAGTCACTGGTGTTCTTGGGGGAGGCGCCGCCGGGGCGGCTCTTGGTGAGTTGGTCGGTGAGAAGAAGGACCGCCTCCGCAACATGGGCATCGGAGCAGCTACGGGGGCTCTTGGTGGCGGGGCTCTTGGCCTGAGTCTCGGTCGGGCTGCGGCCAAGGCTGAGAGCAGGAACATCAAGGAGATCGCGAGGAGCCTTCCACGCCCGAGTGTGCAAGCGAAGCCGAAGAGCAAAGCGCAGATCGATCAGGCCAAGAAGAGCATCCTGGCCAAGCTCGATCCCGAGGGTGTCGTCGAAAAGACTCGACAGCAGCAGGCCGACCTCAAGAAGGCAGAGCAGGCTTGGGAGAAGACCAAGAACGCTTCGGATTTGGGTGACCTCGAGTGGGAGGACCCCAAAACCGAGCAGCGCATCGGTGAGTACCTGAAGCGCAAGCGGATGTCGGTCGGTCGCATCAAGACCAGCTCGCTCGACAAGCGCTCGGAGATCATCAAGCAGATACAGTCCAGCTTCCGGCGCAGCCTTCCCACTCTCCAACGGGAAGAGCCAGACATGCCTCGAGACCTTCAGGACAGGTTGTCCGAGCGGATGTCCGACGGCCTGAGCACAGCAGGGGGCCTGGGGATCGTCGCGAAGCCGCGCGAGTTCCAGCGCATGTACATCAGGGCCATCGGGCGGCCCGGCCTGGCGGACGAGCTCGACGACAAGAAGCTCATGTTCCGCACAGGGGCGGCCCCGTCGGATGACTTTCGGTTGTCCAGCAGTATTGTCCCGAAGATTCTCTCTGCACTACTCCCCATGATGGGATCGAGGAGTGCGATGACTCCGTCTATTGGGAAGCGCACAATTATCATGATCAAGTGTGGCCCCAAGTCGGATATCGAAGAAGAGCACGGTTGTGCTAAGCTCGATCACCCACTGATGAGCAAGGTTTCGTCGGCCTATTCGGCGTACCGGCGGGATCTACTCTACAAATCTGCTGGCTTGATCAAGCAGGCAGTATTTACTCACCCAGAGATCCACCATGCGCTCCGCGGCGACAGTGTCCTCGAAGAGGGTCTTGTCAAAGAAGGGGCGGATGTGTTGGAATCAGTCATCGGAATGTTGACCTCCACCTATCTCAATGAAGCCTACCTAGGCGAACCGGTTTCGGAGTTCGTGGAGTCAAACTGTAATTTGGCGGGACTGGAGAGGGCCTCCGGTCTTGCTGTGCTTGGCGGGGTAGCGTAGGGCCCTGCGGTCTCAATGATCGCTTGACTCTGCCAATGTTGACCACAACGCAGGCAAAGGATTAGGAAACACAATGGATCAATTCCTCGCAGAGTACTACGGAACCGATGAGCTCGCCGACAATGGCGTGATGGATGACGACATCGAGAAGATGGCGCAGCTGACCCTCCTCACCAAAGAGGCAGCCGCCGAAGGTGTCGATCTGTCCGAGTTCAATGACTACGAGCTGCTCGAGATGGCCGACGATCTTTATGGCGGCACTGGGTACGGCGACGACTTGATGGAGAAAGAGGCCGCCGCGAAGTTCGAGGAAGCCGATTTCCTCGGACGCGTTATGGCGCACTCCTTCCATCAGGAGTCGGACGAGATCGTCAAGCAAGCTGAGCGGGCCACCAGGGAGAGCGTCACGGCTTTCCGTGATAAGGCACTCGCCAGAGAGGCGAGGAATGCCCCCAACCCCGGTTCGGGCGCCAGTGGAGCTTCCGTTCCGACGGCGGCAGAGGTTGAGGCATTCGGCAAAAAGCAAAAGCAGACCCGAGCGAGCTCCGGTGGCGGTCGCAGTATGGCCGGCTCGGGCGCCAGTGGCGCTTCCGTTCCGACAGCAGCGGAGCTCGATGAGTTCACCAAGCAGCAAAGAGTTGCAGCCGGTTCTGATATTGCCGCCGGGAAGGGTTCGACCCGTGTCGCTGCTGCGGTCGACAGAGCCAAAAATATCGCAGCGCACACCCGCAAATCCGCCCCGAACTTGGCGCGGCACTACGGGTCGAGAGCGCTGAAGGCTGGTAGGCGTGCGGCTCCTTACGCTGCGGGTGGTCTTGCTCTAGCCGGTGCTGGTGCGGCGGGCGGTTACGCATTGCGTGACAAGCGGTCTGCGGATACGGCCTTTGAGCAACTCGTCGCTGAGCGAGCCAACGAGCATCTCGAGGCTGCCGGACTCATTCAGAAAGAAGCTGCCGAAGAAGACGATTTCGAGACCATGGTAGACCGGGCCGCCCTCGAGGTTCTCTCAGCCAACGGCTTTGACGTGGAGTGGTACTAGGCTGAGGCCTAGTGTTGGGTCATGGGAGACTGGGGATGCGGGTCGACGGCGATGAGAGCCATGGTAGACGAGCTGATCAAAATCAGCGCGAACATGGCTGCTGTCAATGCTCCGACTGTACCTGCCATCAACGCGCCACCGGCGCCGGGCGGGATGACGGGGCAGATGAAGGCCACTCCCCAATCCCCCGTGCCCCCTTCGAAGATCATCTCAAAGGGTCTTCGGAGTACCAATCTACAGAAGACCGACTACTCGTCGGTCGGCACCACACCACCAACGCCAAATGTGAGTCTGACCTCTGCGCAGAAAGCTCTGCCGCCACCTGTGGTCAGATGAAAGGGAGGTAACCCAATGGAGCTCAAGCTGAATCAGCTTATCGAAGCTGCGCTCCTGGACGGGCAGGCTGGAGCGATGCAAAAGCTCGCTGCGGAGACGGAGGGTGAGTCGGCATGTCAGACATGCGGTCGTCCTGCGATTCAAGGTTCTGAGCTCTGCAAGGCCTGCGCGGACAAGGCAGCTGCCAAGGAAGAAGTAGCGGCGGATACCGGTGCCGAATCCGGTCCAGAGAAGACATCCTCTGCTCGTATCGAGAAACTTGCGTCGGCCGTGGAGTACATTGATCATGCGTTGAGCATGGGTCGTGTACCGACCGGTCGTATCAAGACTGCCGAACCGGGACAGACAGCAGGTATCGGGATCGGCCCGAACACGCTGCCCAACGACATCAATGCCCCCCACACCGAGCGGATGCCCGACAGCATTGGCGGGTCTGGGGCGACATCGGTATCTATTCCGACTTCCCCTCCCCAAGAGGCAGGTGCCAACCCCAAGGCAGCACCGAGCTCAATGGGGACGGACGCGACCAGGCGCCCCGGCGGTAACGAGGTTCCCGGAAACGGACTCCTCGGTTCGAAGCCCGGCGTCATGGTTCAATCTGGCGGCCCTGTCGCCAAGATGAAAGAAGCTATGTTGCGGAAAGCCGCCGCTGCTGGGGAGTCCCCGGCCGATGGTACCGCAGCAACAATCACAACTCCCAAGACCTCAGCACTACCCGAGGATCAGCCTTCTCAGGTAGCGCGTCCTGCGGAGGTCACTGGCCAAGAGCGGATGATCGCCTCTAACGATGCGGCCATCAATTTCACGAAACGTGACGCCAAGGCAGTGCCGAAGAAGCGGATGGGTGAGGTTCTCAACGAGCCGGCTCAGAGTAAGGCGGGCGATAGCGCCCTCCAAGACGCTCTGGGTGCGGAACTCGTGGCGCGGGGCGGGGCAAAGATTGCCTCTGCTCGGCACCTCGTGCAGAAGATCGCGTCTGAGGGTTGTACCTGTAACAGGGACGGCCTGGAGAAAAGTGCGTGTGACTACTGCAAAATCGCTTCCAAGATGGGGCAAATGACGCAGAGGCGGGCTGGCGCCGGTGCTGGATTTGCTCAGGGCACATCGGGCGCGGCCCGGTAGCGGAGGACATGATGGAAAAGCTCAGTGCAGCTCAAGTTCATGCTGTCCTCGGCGAGGTCCCAGGGACGCTTAGGAAGTTGGCGTCGGAACGAGATGCGTGGAGAGAGCGAGCAATCGCCCTCGAGAACGCCCTCGGTCAGTACCAACTGAACGAGCGGGTCGAGAAGATCGCACACGAAGTGCATGCCAAGGGAATCGAACAGGGGCGTACACCCGACGAAACTCGGGAGTTCCTGCTTCAGAAGGCGGCATCGAATGAGCTCGACGTTGTTGAGCAAGCGGTTGGGATGACTGCGGCGCAGTCTCCTCTCGGTTACTTGGGTGACAAGCCAGCGGGCGATACCTCCTTGGAGGAGTTCGTTCTCAGCTAGTCGGGACGCCAACTTGGCACAAACGGAGTAAGGAAAATGGTCAAGACTTTCAGACTGAAGTCCACTCACGTTGGCCTGCTCATGAAGTCCTACAAGGTGTCGGATGCCGACCTCCTTGACTTCACAGCAGCCAACCCCCTCGAAATGGGGGAGTGGGTCACTCTCAACGCCAGCGAAGAGCTGGCTCGATGCGCAGATCCAGGTGTAACTCCCGGTCCCTTCGTTGTTTACAACGAAAAGGGTCGAAGCGATACGCAGGGCATTGGCGGTCGTGGTATGACCACGGTCATCATGGGCGGCACGTTCGTCGGCGAGACAAAGATTTTCGAGGGCACTCCCGCTCTCGGCGCCGCACTCGAAGCCGCAGACGTCACCTATCTCACGCTCACGAAGTCAGGCCTTCAGGCCTACACGTCGGGCACAGGCATTGGGCACGTGCTCAAGACTGCCGCCGCCAACAATGGTTGGCTGCGCTTCTTGTACACGGCGAGCTAGGAAAGGAATCAGACCATGTCAGCAGTACCCGCAGACGTATTCAACGGTATGTTCCTCGACAAGCTCGACTCGACTGAGGGCAAAGAGAAAGTTGCCGCTTTCGGTGGTGAGTACATCCGTGACCACCTCCGTGAAGTGGCCTTCTGTCGGAACATCATCCCCCCTCGCAACGTCACGAAGAACGATGCGAAGCCTTCGATCCACCACGACACCCTCGTGATGGTTGAGGAGATCGAGCCCGAGTCGCGTGCGATGGCGATGAACTTCCGGGGTCAGCCCGACGCCAGACTCATCAGCGCGCCTCGTTGCGAGGTCCCCTTCTTCACCATCTCGTCCGAAAGGTTCGAGAAGTACGAGCAGGAGCTCCTGGCGTACAGGATGAAGATCACGAAGGTCATCGAAGACAACAGCATCAAAGACATCCAGGAGATCGAGGACCGCGAGTTCCTCATCCACTGCGAAGCTGCGGTGCAGGCTCTTCAGGTCGAGGCCAACGGTGGCGCGACTGACCTCCACTACACCACGATCGCTGCCGGCACCGTGGTCGAGGCGTCCATCGCCAAGGGCGAGTTCGCTCGAGTGGATACCAACAACGACGCCTTCGTGTGGCCTCTCCAGCGTCCGGACATCATCAAGCTGCACAAGCTGCTCGATGGCAACCGACTTCGCTGCGAGAAAATCCTCCTCACCGAGGTGGACTTCGACGACGTCAACCAGTGGACGGTTGAGGACTTCGGGTCCAAGCTTCAGTCTGAGACTGCGGTCGAAGGCTACAAGTACAAGACCCTCGTTGGCCGCGGGTTCGTTCGGACGATCAAGACTGACATCTTGATCCCCGGAAACCTCTACGCCTTCACCTCCCCCGACTTCCTGGGTCGGTTCTACATCCTGAACAACGTCAAGTTCTACATCGACAAGGTGGTCAACCTCATCACGTGGCAAGCGTGGGAAGACATCGCCATGTCAATCATCAACGTGGCGGCCGTTCGCAAGCTGGAGCTCTACTCTGGTTCGGCGACGACCAACACGGACGGTATCCTCGCTGCCGTCTCGCCGGCTGACGAAGAGGACCTGGGGTCGATGAACAACCGGGTAGAGGACGAAGTCTTCTTCCCGTCTGTCAACTTCTACTAGGCCGTCTCACGGCAGCCTTACGCGCTGTCCTGTCCCGGGGCGCGGCGTCCATGCGGCGTCGTGCCCCGTTTTTGTTGGAGGGAACGATGAAATTCTACCTGCTCAATACCGTCAGCAAACGACGGACAAAGATGGTGCGGAAGGCCGCCCCCACTCCCCAGAAGTATGTCCAACGGCTCTGCGGTGGGTCCATTGCGATTCGGCGCGGCCGGCACTTCCCCATCACATCCGAGCAACTCGAGCAACATCTCGAGGAGCTGGCTACGAAGCAAGCTGCCGGGGCTATCGAAGTTCGCAAGGGATCCCCTATGGGCCCGGTAGTTCAGTTTGCTACACTGGATGAATCGAAGATCATGGTGGAGGCCGAGAATGCGCAGCCAGTCAGCCAGAAGTCGGATGATGCGTCGAAAGGTGTGGCAAGTGACGAAGTGGAAAGCTCCGAAGGAGGACAAGAAGACCTCGAAGAGGAAGCCGAACCAGACTTCGCCTCGATGACCAACGCAGCTCTCATCAAGGTCATTCTCGACCACTCGGATGATTGGCCCGAGAAGGATCTCAAGAAGCTGAAGAAAGCAGATCTTCTGGAGCTGCTCACATGATCGTCTTCAACCTGACGGATAGTGCTCCGCCACGTAAGCCACTGAATCCCCTCAACTTGCGGGTCTTCGGTAAGGTATTGCGACCGGGTGAGCACCTTGAGTTCCCTGACGACAGTCCTCTGGCCAAGATCTCTGGTTGGGTTTACAGCGGTCGTGTGAGTGTGGATCTCATCCCGTCTTGGTACAAGGCAATCAAGAAGGCGAACTCCAGGGCAGTCTTGGTTGTGCCCGACGCCAAGCCCAAACTTGTTGGGGATAAGCCCAAGAAGAAGAAGAAGAAGAAGAAGAAGGGCAAGTAGATGACGGCTCTTCAGGGACTTGATCAGCCAAACCTGCCGGGAGCGGCACCTGCGTTCAACCACTTTGTGGCGCGAATTCGGCTGTTCATGCGGGACTATCCGGAGCTCAACCGTTTGGTGGCGGGGGAGGAGTCGAACGATAGACTGATCGCTTTTGCGGTCCATGACGCTCTGTCCGACTTCAACGCCACTCCACCATTCTTGGGCGCCTATGGGTTCTCCGAGTTCGCTGAGCGGGGTTGGATGCACCCGTTGATGATGAAGACCGTTGTCTGCCTACTTCAGTCGGTCGGCATCCTCCAGACCCGCAACCACCTACCCTTCTCCGATGGTGGGCTCAATGTGGCCGTCAGTGATAAGACGCCACTGCTTCAGTCGTGGATACAGCTCTTCGACTTCAAGTGGGAGCAGTTCAAGGCAAAGGCGAAGATGGCCGACAATATCGGGTCTCTTCTCAACAACGACCCGTCCGGCGTGAACAGCGAGCTGTTCGTCGTGAACGGCTACTGGTACGACGAGTACTACTAGGAGAATGAGCGATGGCGCTTTGGACACGACGAGAATTCGCAACGCTCGACCAGGCGATGGACTACCTGAATGGGGCGTTGCTCGGCAACGTGAATCTGCACTCCATCGGGGCGGACGTCGATGGTCTCACCCTCATCATTCATGACGGTACGGCCAATCGGACGACGACCTTCAACCCACCCAAGAGTCGCAACTGGACGGTGGATGAGATTGTCACCCATATCAACGCTACTGCGGTGCTCGGCGATGTTGCGTCAGCCGTCGTCAAGACCTCGAGAGCTGGTGGGCCCCCGATTCGCTATCTACGCATCTTTGGCGACCCAGACCACACGGTTCGAGGTGACGGAACGGCCAACGCCGTTTTGGGCTTTGCCGGCCCGGCCACTCCGGCCAACGATACCGTGCAGGTGAAGATCGTCGACACCACTGTGGCGTACTTCAAGGGCACGGGACTTGATCCCAACCGACGATGGACCGTCGTTCATTACTCGTAGGCAGGAGATAGCATGTCCAACTTCGACGACTACATCACCGGAGAACAGGGCGGCATCCCCTGGGCGCAAGCCGCTGCGTTTTTCGTAGAGCTCAAGGATGTTGCTGTCCCTGAGCCTGTATTGACCAAGGAAGCTAAGGCCGGCCTGCTGAAGCTAGCCCGCATCCGTAAGGTCGCC